ACCTATAAGGTATTCCCTTCTGCGTATGCAAGCGGCGCTATCGCTAAATGTAGAAAAGCTAAAGCTAAGAAATAATGGCTATTCGCAAAACAGAACAGGGGGCATCGTTAAAAAGATGGTTCAATGAGAAGTGGACGGATGAAAAAGGTAATCCATGTGGATCGACCAAAAACAAAAGTGTAAAAGCGTGTAGACCGTCAAAAAGAGTAAACTCTGATTCCCCGAAACCATGGGGTGAAATGTCAAGGACTGAGAAGACGAAAGTTGTATCAGCAAAGAAAAGTACGGGCATGGGTAAGAGAAGACCAAGTAGTAGTAATGTATCATAAAAATAAGTAGCATGGCAAAGACAGCAGCATGGACCAGAAAAGAAGGTAAGGATCCGAAAGGCGGATTAAACGCAAAAGGAGTTGCTTCATATAGAAGAGAGAACCCGGGGTCTAAATTACAAACCGCGGTTACTAAAAAACCATCGGAATTAAAGGCAGGTAGTAAAGATGCAAAGAGGCGTAAATCTTTTTGCGCAAGAATGTCTGGTATGCCAGGCCCAATGAAAAAACCAAACGGAGAACCAACAAGAAAGAAACTTGCATTAGACAAGTGGAACTGTTAATATATAAAATAAAAAATGGCAATAGTATATAGTTACCCAATAGCTACACCAGAATCACAGGACTTACTGGTAGGAACTGAAATGGCTCTACAAGGGGGAGAAGACTCCCCTAGAACAAGAACATTCACAATCGGTTCTATAGCTTCATTTGTGACAAACAATAACACTGTTACAAATGCAACCTCAGTAGCGTTATCTTTGGCTACATTAAATTCAACTTACCCATCGGCAACCATTGGATTTAAAGTACAATGCGCTAATGCTGCCGTGCTAAAGATATATGAAAAAACCTCAACGGCGTGGATTTCATACACAATTGCCAACGTTGCATAAAAACAAATAATTAGTATGGCTATAATATATTCATATCCATTAAATGACAATATAAAGTTATTAGATGAGTTAGTAGGAACTACTGAAAAAAATATTAATGGTCAATTAAAAACTGTTACTAGGAATTTTCTATTACAAGATCTAGCGGAATTTTTCATAGTTGACGGTGGATTACAGAAAACAATTACATTAACTACTATAGGGGATAACGGAGCTGCTACATTAGATCAGGTAACCGGGATACTAAATATACCGGAATATGCAGGTTTGCAAAATCTTCAGCAGGTTACTGATTTAGGTAATGTTACAAGTAACTCGATGCGCGTTGAATTGGCCAATAGTTATAGCCAAATTAATGTTTCAAATATAGGAACTGAAAACACTACATTGAGCACCTATGCTTATTTAAGAAACAATGGTTCTATAAGCATTAAAAGCGGGGCAGTAGAATCTAATATAAAAAATGCAGGCGTAACAAATTCAGGTGTAATACTTGAATTTCCAAATAAAACATCGGGTAGTTATACGATAGCAACTACGAGTGATGTTATTGTCCAGAATCTTCAGCAGGTAACAGATGAGGGAGCAAGTACTAATAATACAATTACTATAAATCCAATAATAAATACTGACGGATTAGTTGTAAACGCAAGTGGAAGTGGTGTTGGAGTTGATGTAGTTAGTATAAATTCAACGGCTGGAGTATTTGAATCTACAAATGGGTATGGTATTAATTCTTATAGCGTTAATAACGCTGCTGTTTATGCAATTTCTGCTAGTGACCACGCTTTTGTAGGATCTGGAACCTATGGAATGTCTCTTACAGGGACGAGCAGTGGAATAACAGTTTATGCTAATGAGGATTTTGTAGCGTCTTTAAATCAGGGGATAACAGCAGGGGGTCTTATAATAAACAGCGGCACATCATCAACTGGCAACTTTATAGAGTTAAACAAGAACGGAGTTGATAAGTTTACTATTAACCAGCAGGGTGAGCAGTCAATAGTTAAGATACCAGGTGGTACATCATCTCAGTTCTTAAAGGCAAATGGAACTGTTGATTCATCTGTTTATACAACTGCTCAAACTCTACAACAAGTTACTAATCTAGAGGCAACTACTACAAACTCAATAACTGCAAATTCATTTATAAAATCAGGAGGCACTTTCGCACAACTATTAGCTGCTAATGGTGATTCTATTGTAGCAGGAACAAATATAACAATATCCAACGGTGAAATATCTTCTGTAGGCGGCAGCGGTGGCAGTAGTGTAAATTTTTACTTAAACGGTAGTATTGCAAGTAGCGTTGCAGGGTATCAACAAATAGGATCAACTGCAGTAATTGGAGGAGGTACAGATTTTACATTAGCAGGGAATGGAACGATAGCACAATTTATAACAGACGTTGGAAGTCCAAACAGGTTAGAGATACCTGCGGGTGCTTGGACATTTGAGTTGTGGTTACAGTCGAGTGTTAATAATTCAAGTACTAAGGTTTATGTGGAGTTGTATAAATATAACGGAGCGTTTACATCAATAGCTAGTAATATTTTAGTTCCAATTAACCTACAAACAAATACAAACACTAATTTATATATTACAAATTTAGCTATTCCACAAACTACTTTATTGGCAACTGACAGGTTTGCAATTAGAGTTATAGCCATTAATTCAAGCGGTGGCCACAGTGTGACATTGCACACTGAAGATGGTAACCTTTGTGAAATACTAACTAATTTTGTTGGGGGTATAGTTTCTATTAACGGAATTACGCAACCAACACAGACATTAGCGGTAGGTACAACAGGTAGCGATTTTGGCATTGTTTCAAGTGGAAGTACACATACATTTAATTTACCTTCTGCAAGTGCAACCGCAAGAGGTGTTGTTACAATAGGAACACAAACATTTGCAGGAGCAAAGACATTTAACAGTCAAATTATATCATTAAATGGAATTTTAGGACACCCAGATGTGCAAGAGCCATACAACGCCTGGACAACAAATGGAAGTTATTATGATTTAACCACACTGCAACCACTTGCAACTAACCTAACATCAATATCTGCTCTAAGTACAACAAGTGGAGTTGCATTTGTAAAAGTATATAATGGAAGTTATTTTTTAGACGCCGCTCTTGGAGTGCAAACATTTTCTGGAGGAACAACAGGCCTGACTCCTAGTACTGCATCACAGGGTATAGTTACATTAGGGGGAACTTTAGTAGCTGCAAATGGAGGAACAGGGCAGTCTTCTTATACTGTTGGTGATATCTTATACGCCTCTACAAGTACAGCCTTATCTAAATTAGCGGGTGTTGCAACAGGTAACTCTTTAATCTCTGGTGGAACTGGGGTTGCTCCTTCATGGGGTAAGATAGGCCTATCAACTCACGTGTCAGGAAACCTACCCGCAACAAATGGAGGAACAGGGCAGTCTTCTTATACTGTTGGCGACATTCTATACGCGTCTACAAGTACAGCCTTATCTAAATTAGCTAATGTTGCAACAGGGAATTCTTTGATTTCTGGTGGTATTGGTGTAGCTCCTTTGTGGGGTAAGATAGGTCTATCAACTCACGTATCAGGAAACCTACCTGTAACAAACCTTAACTCAGGAACAAATGCTTCTTCATCAACTTTTTGGAGGGGTGATGGTACTTGGGTGGCAGTTAGTGGAGGTTCTGGAACAGTAACATCCGTAGCTGCATTAACACTAGCTTCTACTGTTGCGGCTGATTTAACTTCAACCGTTGCAAATGGTACAACAACTCCCGTAATAACATTGAATGTGCCTGATGCAGGTACAAGCTCAAGAGGTGTTATTACAACTGGAGCACAGATAATAGCTGGAGTAAAAACATTTAATGCTTCACCAATAGCGCCAACAAAAGCAACTGGGACAAATAATACAGAAGTAGCCACTACAGCCTTTGTTACTAACTCTATAAATGCTGCCACTCCAGGGACTGGATATGGTGTGTTTAATATATTGATTACTACTTCTGCAAGCATAACCACAGATACAACTGGAACTTCTGGCGGTAATTCTTATGTGCAAAATGGTAGGAACGTGATGATCAATAATGGGGCAACAGCAATAAATGTAAGCATAACCCCCTCTACCTCAACGCCAACAGATTTTATCGCTAGTTATACTAAAGTTGGTACTGCAGATATAACATTTGTTGTTACTAGTACATTAGTATTTGTTAATAATATTAATGGAGCTATACTAAATGGTCTTCCTGGAAGCACCGCGTTACTAGTAAGAAATGGAAATAACGTTTATTTATCAATTAATAACTTAGTACAATAATGAATCCAGCTGCTTATTATTTATCAGGTGTGGAGAGTTACCCAGACTATGTTCCAACCGAAATTCAAATCGGGGGACAGATATGGGACCAAAAAAATCTAAACACTGCCAGATACAGAGACGGGGCTCCAATTCCTACATCTGGTGCATGGGTAGCGGCTTCTATTGGTCTTTGGAGGTATTATCAAAATAGCCAATTAAATGGAACTATTTACGGTAGGCTATACAACTGGTACGCGATGGTTGGAATATGGAATTTTGCATCTAGTGGGAATCCCTTATTAAGAAAAAATATAGCTCCAGTGGGGTGGAGGGTAGCTACTGAGGGTGACTGGGACCAACTAGCAAGTTATGTAACGACACTATCCCCAACTGGGGACGTTGGTGGTAAACTAAAGGAGATTGGCACTTCGCATTGGTTTACTCCAAATACGGGTGCTACAAATATCACTGGTTTCACAGGATTGCCAGGCGGGGCAAAAGGAGCTGATGGTGCTTTTGCTAATTTAACTTTAGCAGGAAATTTTTGGGCATACGATTCCTCGCAGCCGAAGGGTAGAAATCTTAATTATAATTCTAGTAGTTTAACCACCCCGACAGTATCTAGTTACCAACCTGGTCGTTCAATTAGACTAATTAAGGAGGATATTGTGATATCTGGATTTACTACAACAGCGGCAAGTAATGTAGCTGTACAGTCAGCCACTAGTGGCGGTTCATTTTCAAATTTACCATTAACTCCAAGTATATCTGATAAGGGTATATGTTGGGGAACTGGCGGTTTTCCTAATATAGTAACTGATTCATTTACATCTGCTGGAAGCGGAACTACACCAAATCCTTACAGTATAAACATAACAGGACTAACTCCTGGAGTAACATATAATATCAGAGCCTATGCAACACTGTCAGATGGCAGTGGAACTGCTTATGGTAATACAGTTTCATTCACAACGCCAGACGGATACCCAACAGTTACTACTGATGCTATTAGTGCTATTACGGGTAGTACCGCAACAGGTGGTGGTAATGTGACAAGCGACGGAGGATTTGCATTATCTACATTTGGTGTTGTTTGGAGTACTGCAACAAATCCAACGATAGCATTGCCTACTAAAACAGTTCAAACTGGAACTATAGGGGCATTTACAAGTTCTATAACTGGACTGTTCCCTGTTACTCCGTACTATGTAAGAGCATACGCTACAAACAGTTATGGTTTAACATCTTATGGTTCTCAGGTTACATTTACTACGGCTGCTGAGACTGTTCTGTTATACGGATACTCATTAAGGAGAGTAGTCCCTGGATATTCAGGGCCTGTAATACAGGTTAGGAAAGGAACATCTACTACTCTATTACAAGACTTTTACTTTAACGCAAATGGCGAGTTAGACCAAGCAGCCATACTAGCTTTTGTAGGAACAAGTATTGGTTATGTTAGCAGATGGTATGACCAGAGCGGTAGAGGCAATACATTAGGAGTCACTTCGCCTGTCCCAGGGAGAGAGCCAAGAATAGTTGAAAATAGCACAGTATACACTAAGAATGGAAAAATTACTTTGAGATTCCCTGGTAGCTTTAACCGTTTGCTATCTGCCGTTTTTACTCCTATTAGTGAAAATAATTTATCAATATTTACGGTTATTTCAAGTAATGCGGCTGCAATTTCGCAATTTCCCCTGTCTATTGGAAACACTTATTTTCCAAGACCAGATTCAAGTGGACTTGATAACGCAAGATACGCAGGAGCTAATAGAATTCAATTAGGGGCTACTGATGCTAATAATAAAATATATAGTAGTTTAACTACTCCGACTGGGATTAGAGCCTGGAAAAATAATGTTTCTCTGGGGGCAGAGACAAGTATAGCATCAAGCAGTACAGCAACTGATATAATTTTAGGGTATCAAGCCATAGGTAGTACATTCGCTACATTTAATGGTACGCTACAAGAAGTATTATTTTACATAGGTGACTTATCCCCAACTGGAACTACTAGCAGGTCTTCAATAACGGCAAATGCAATTTCTTATTATTCAATAATATAAATATATGATAACAATTAACACAAACAAGGAAATCGAAATCAGAAATATTACTTACGAAGTAATAGACAGTAAGATAGTTAGTCTATCAATTCAAAAGATTGAACAGGACATTAATGGTGTAACAGCTACTGGGTTCTACTATTACACAGATGATGATGGTATGGTGGTAAAGCTAAAGGATAACAGGACATATATGTCTTGGGATGAGATAGCTGAGGTAGAGTTTAATGGCATACCACCTATGACTGATGTTAACTACAAGGAGGCAAACTTTGAGAGGTTAATGACATTCACAATACTTAGGTTGACTCAGGAGTCAGGTCAAAACTTTGGTATTAATATCGAAGACTGGGATATATAATGGGCTTTCTATTATTTATATTAGCATATATTTTTTATCTACCACTGAGCCTGATTAATTGGTTATTTGTTAAGAATAAAAAAGGATACTTTGAAAGTTCAGCTATTAACTTAGATAAGTTTGGCAATAGGGAGTTTAGGACACTATTTAATAAAGTATTAATACTAGAAGACGGTTGTAAGTTTGGCAACATTAACGAGACTATATCTAGCGTTTTAGGAAGAAATGAATTGATGGGTACGTTGTCTAAGCTTGGAATTATATTAGTTTGGCTATTAGATAAGATAGACAAAGATCATTGTTTTAAAAGTATAGAAAAATGAGTAGACAAGAAATAGACGTAATATTAAATAAATTTATATCAAGAAAATTAATGGTTTTTGCGATAGCTTGTTTTGGATTATTCGCTGGGGATTTAACATCTCAAGATTGGGTAATAATAGCAACCGCTTATGTAAGCGTTCAAGGATTTACTGATATAATATTAAAATTAAAGCAATAATGAAACTAGATGACAAAGGTTATTTATTAATAACAAAATTTGAAGGGTTTTCTGCAAAACCGTATTTATGCTCAGCCGCTGTCCCGACCATTGGGTACGGATCAACATTCTATGAAGATGGTAGTAAAGTTACAATAAATGATAAGCCAATAACTAAAGAACGAGCTATTGACCTATTCAAAGTCGTTGCGGATAAATTTGCAAAAGACGTAACTAAACTAGTAGTATCTAATATAAACCAAAATCAATTCAACGCATTAGTTTCATTTGCTTATAATGTGGGCAGTGATATTGATACTGATACCATTGCCGAAGGACTTGGAGATAGTACATTACTTAAAAAAGTAAATAAAAATCCAAACGACCTAACAATACGTTATGAGTTTTTGAAATGGAATAAAGCAAAAGGAAAAATAGTAACAGGTTTAACAAGAAGAAGAAATGAAGAGGCTAGTATTTATTTTAGTTAGTATTATATTTATGTCTTGCGCTTCTAGAAAAGTGCAAGTTAATAATACGGAAATAAAAACAGATAGCATAGTAGAACGTAAAGACACTATTGCTATAAAAACAGTTGATAGTATATATATTAAAAAAGATATTAGCACAGACGAGATTACCATAACTCCATTAGACACTTGCAAACCACTTGTAATAAATGGAACATCCTATAAAAACGCTATTATAACAATTAAAAAAGTTAAAGATAATAGTTTATACTCTAAAAAGAAAACAGAGACTTTAAACACGTCTAAAACGCAAACTAACAAGGTTATTAAAGCATCGGTTATTAAAACAAAACAAGTAGAGAAGAAAGCTAACCTACCTTTGTATTTTATTCTTTACGTTGTATTTGCGATAATATTATTTTTAGCATATAGATATTTAAGCAGAATCAATATATTAAAGCTGCTGGGTTAAAAAATAATTTTTGCGCGTAATAATAGCAATATAATCAAATTAAATTAAATCAAATAAATATGTCAGACGCAATTGTTAAGAACCTTAGTTTTGGTGACGATGCCAAGAACAAGGTTTTTGAAGGTATTACAAAATTAACACGAGCAGTTAGTTCAACTCTTGGAGCAAGTGGTAAATGTGTAATGTTAGAAGATGGAGCAGGTAATCCAGTTATTACCAAAGACGGAGTAACTGTAGCCGATAGTATAGTGTTATTAGATCCTATTGAAAACATGGGAGCTAGGCTTTTAAAAGAAGCAGCTAGGAAAACAGTTAAAGAAGCAGGCGACGGAACAACTACAGCAACAGTATTAGCTCACGCTATTTTATCTGAGGCTTATAAAGTTAAAGACGCTATTAGCTCAAGAGAACTTAAAAACGGTATTGAAACCACTGTTGAAAAAGTAATTGAATATTTAGAGTCTATTGCAGTTCCGGTTACAGGAACAATGATTGATCAAATTGCAACGATCTCAACAAATAATGATCCTACATTAGGAAAGATTATTGGTGATGCTTTTAGAGCAGTTAATGAAACTGGCATTGTTATGATGGAATCATCATCACTTGCTGAGACTGAAATTGAAATATTAGACGGCGTGCAATATGATAAAGGATTAGTTAATTCACACTTTATCACAAATCATACAAAAAAGACAGCTGAACTAGATAATCCACAAGTATTGATTATTGAATCACCTGTTGAAAATATTAGACAAATACAATCAGTATTAGAATATATTATAAAAACAAATAAGTCTTTACTTATTATTGCAGATGTTGAACCAACAGTTATAGCGGCATTAGCAATGAATAAGGTTAAAGGGAATATTAAGGTTAATGTTATCAATGCGCCAACATACGGCGTTAGCAAAAAAGATATGCTATCAGATTTGGCTTTACTAACAGGAGCAACTGTTATTAATGAGGATCTCGGCGACGATATGGATTTAATCCAACCAGAATATCTTGGAACATGTTTAAAAAGTATAACCAGTGATGGAGATACTATATTACAAGTCGGCGAACCTACCGAAGATGTTACTACATTAATAAATGAAATAAAAGCAAAGCTATTAGATAACAATCCTCCTGGAGAAGTTATTAGATTAGAAAGAAGATTAGCTAGGTTGTGCGCTAAAGTAGCGATTGTAAAAGTTGGGGCTAATTCAGATATTGAGTTAAAAGAAAAAGCGGACAGGGTTGAAGACGCAATTTGCGCAACTAAAGCAGCAATAAAAGAAGGTATTATTCCCGGGGGAGGTATTGCATTATTAGATGCTTCTGAAATTATTACTTCAGACTCGGCGGGCGAAACTGCTTTATTAAATGCTATCACCGCGCCATTCTATACTATTTTAAAGAACGCGGGCATTGACACGATACCTACAAATAGACGCGTAGGATTTGGATTAAATGTTATAACCAATAAAACGGTTAATATGATTGAAGCGGGTATTATTGATCCGTTGTTAGTTACCAAATCAGCATTAAGAAATGCAGCATCAGTTGCTGTTACAATATTATCAACCGATTGTGTAATCAATAACTTAAGAGTGAATGAAGGCAATAGGTAATAATATAATCATACTGCCAAAGAAGGTAGTTACAGATAAAACAAAAGGCGGTCTTATTCTGATTGAAAAAGATAAAGAAGATATTAGATATAAAGAAGCAGTTATTGTATCAGTTAGTGATGACATAAAAGCGGTTGTTGAGGGGGATGAGATATACTATGACAAGCATGCTGGCCACGGAATAGAATTTGAAGGTGATAAATATACAGTTATAAAATTGCAGGATATAGTCGTTGTATTATGAAACGGTTTGAAGCTAAGGACATAAAAGAACTTAACTTATTAAAGAATTATAGAATAATACGTAAATGGGCGTGCAAAACAAACGAGTTAAGTGATGCTGATTTAGAATTGCTTGTATACTTTGATTGTATGGACTTCTTCACAAAACAAGATTTTAAGATAGGTACATACTCATATAGCTGGGACAACAGACGATGGAACTCCTTATTAAAAGAAGGGTGGATAGTAGTTTGGAGACCTAGAAATCATACAACACAAAAATACCATATATATAAAGTTTCTTTTAAGTGCAAACAATTAATTAGTAGAATGTACCGTATAATGCTCGGCATCGAAGAAATACCTACTAGCACACAAAGAAACCCTATAATGAAAGGTAAAACATATAGTGATATAGTGTTGAAAAAAGCAATAGAAAACGTTAATAAAAATAATTAATATGATAGACAATTATAACCAAAACCCAAATCAATTACAGTCAAATGTAATTAATCCAAATGCAATGGGTAATATGCAAACCCTGCAAGGAGTAAACGGTATGCAAATGCCAAATACATTTAACAGAACAATTGGTACGCCTATTATGGATACAAATGCACCTGTGGCGACCCCCCAAAATGTACAAACGCAAATTATGCCTAATAATAACCTACAAACATATTAATCATGAACTTAAATATTAAAACACATCCGATGGACTCACACGATAAACTAGCTAAAACTTCAGGGGTTGGAGCTAACGCTTTGTGGAATGGTCCTTTCAATACTGATTCTTTGCCAAAAGGTAAAGGCTCTAGTTCTGGGATAACTGGAATTATCTTGAACAATGATAAACCAATGGCGTGTGGTTGCGCAATTACTCAAAGAGCAAAAGGTCGTTCTAATGGGGCATACTGATTTAAAAATATACTTAGTTAACGGGGCAACTATGGCAATAAGCATGACCGCAATTGAACCTGCATTAAAAATAATGTTATTACTGGTTTCTATTGGTTATACTGTCAATAGATGGATTGGATTATACGCAGATAAAAAAAATAGTAAAAAACTTAAAGATTAATTATTATGAAAAAAATGGTTGCAGAGAAAGCTACTGGTGAAAAATACGGATCTAAAGCAGCAATGGCTAAAAACGAAAAAGGCGAAAGCAAAAAAATGCAAATGAAAGAAAAAGTTGCAGCAAAGAAAACAATGATTAAAAAGAAGAAATAAGATGCCATATACTCAAACAGCAGGTAGAGGTAACGGTCCTAAAACAGGAGGCGGATTACCAGCTAGTTTAAATAGCGGGTCTGCTAATAGTATAGATCCAACACTTGAAGCAAAAGCGAAAGCCGCAGCTGAAGCAAAGCTAGCAGCAAACATACAGGCAAAACCATTAGGTGGTTCTTCTGATTTTAGAGCAGAAGTAGGAACAGCTACAAATATTAGACAAGCAAAAACTCCTCAAGAGAAAGCCGCTTTAGCAAAAGCCGTTGCAGCGGGGAAAGCATCTGGTAAATATAACAAGACGGTTAGCGCTACAGCAACTGCTACGGGAAAGGATATGCCAACAGCTCCTACGCCAACAGCCCCTATCCAAACAACTCAGCCCCCAAAAACTCCAGAAGCGGCTAAAAATTATTTTACACAAGAGGTAACAAATCAAAAATTTGGCGGACAAAAAGTTGAGGGAATGACAAAAGATTTAAGTTTTATTGCTAGTAAAAAACTTAAAAATGTAACGGATACTAATCCTGAAAATATTAAACGTGGTAATCCTTATAGTACTGGAGAAAAAAATACTTTTCAAAGCAGAGAAGTTACTCCACAAGAACAAAATCTTTTAAATAGACGTTTAATATCTAGTTCCGATAGCGGATTTGGCGTTAGTCCAGAAAGATATAAAAAATATATAGAGGCTAAGCAGGCTATATCAGATAAGCAAGATGTAGAATTAGCAAAAAGAGCCGCTATAAAAGCCGCGAAGAAAAAATAAGTTATAATACGTAATTACATATATTAAACAATTAAATTAAATAAAATGAGTACAGAAATTAAAAAGATTACAGAAGAACAATTAGAGAAAATTGTAAAAGGTCAAAAAGATTTGCAAACGCTATTAACAAACATAGGTGTAGCTGAATCGCAGAAACATAGTTATCTTCACCAATTAGCAGACATAAACAAATCTGTTGAGGAATTCAAATCAGAAATTGAATTACAATATGGAGCAATCAACATTAACCTGCAAGATGGTTCTTATACCGAAATTGTAAAAGAAGACGAGCCAAGTCTAAGTATTGTTAAAGATACTGAAGAATAAATAATGAGTTCTGTTATAAGAAAAATAAGTATAGGTTCAGATTATAAGAACGATGCAATGCACTATTCTATAGGTCAAACAGTATATGGGGGTCATGAGATTTCCCATATATTGTTTAATGAATCTGAAAATTCTTATAATATTCATATAAAAAAAGGAGATGAGATAATGCCGTGGAAGAAGTTTAATTCTAACATGGCAATTTCCGTTGAATATGATTTAGAGTATTGATGAGAAGTGTATTTGACTTTATAGTTAAGCCATTAGGCGAAAGATATGAAAATAGCATTACGGTAGATAATAAAGAATTATTACTAAATACGAAAATAGAAAGTTTTAAATCTGTTAATAATGTAGCGGTTGTAATTGCAACTCCTTTAGCATTCAAAACAGAAATTAAAGAAGGAGATTTAGTAGTAATTCACCATAATGTGTTTAGGAGGTTTTACGACATGAAAGGCAAAAGCAAGAATAGCTCATCATATTTTAGAGATGATCAATACTTTTGCAATGTAGATCAAATTTACTTATACAAGAACGATAAGAAATGGATTGCATTTAATGATAGGTGTTTTGTAAAACCAATAAAGAATAATAATCATTTTAAGCTAGATAAAGAAAGAGAACTTATTGGTATATTAAAATACGGAAATGATTCCTTAAACAAGCTTAAAATCAATCCTGGAGATCTAGTAGGCTATACCCCCAGTGGTGAGTATGAGTTTATTGTGGAAGGACAGCGATTATATTGTATGAAATCTAATGATATTGTAATTAAATATGGATACAAAGGAAACGAAGTTGAATATAATCCAAGCTGGGCACAAAGCGGTATTGGAGCTAATTAAAGTTGCAGAAGAAGCTATATTAAATAATGGAGACGACGATTTATCAGCGGACAAATTAAAGAATGCAGCAGCAACAAAAAAATTAGCAATATTCGATGCGTTTGAAATTCTTGCTAGAATAGAAGACGAAACAAAAATGATTGAGGACGCTTCTAAAGAAACTACAGCAAAACCATTTAAAGGATTTGCAGAAGGGAGGTCTAGATAATGTACGAACAAAGTTTATATAAAGTATTAACAGACTATATAAAACCTACAGTTATTAAAAAAAATAATAGGTTTAATAAATGGAAGTACGGATATGATAAAGACTATGATGTAGTTGTTATCAGTAAGACAGGTAAGATTGGTGAAATATATGAGATACAAAATCTTAGGATTGCATTGCCATTAGATGAAGATCCGTATAAAAGATCTAATGTAAAAGAAGAACAGTATTGGGAACAATCGCAATATCCTAAAGAATTAGATAAGATTAAGAATGTTACCGATTGGAATAAGCATCCTGATAACTTTAAAGAGTATTGGTATGATTATATAGATCAAGAATTTAAAAGAAGAGACGAAGGTTTTACTTATTATAGCAATGGTAAGCCTACATATATAACAGGTACACATTATATGTATCTGCAATGGAGCAAGATAGACGTTGGTGCAGCGGATTTTAGAGAATCAAATAGATTATTCTTTATATTTTGGGAAGCTTGTAAAGCAGATCCAAGATGTTATGGAATGTGTTATTTAAAGAATAGACGTTCTGGATTTTCATTTATGTCTTCTGCAGAATTAGTTAATCAAGCAACAATATCTAGTGACTCAAGATTTGGTATATTATCTAAGTCTGGAGCGGATGCTAAAAAAATGTTTACAGATAAGGTGGTGCCTATCTCGGTTAATTACCCTTTCTTTTTCAAGCCTATCCAAGATGGTATGGATAGACCTAAAACTGAATTAGCGTATAGAATACCCGCATCTAAATTAACAAGAAGAAAATTAGATTCTAATGATAAATTAGAAGACCTTGAAGGATTAGATACAACAATTGACTGGAAGAATACTGGTGACAATAGTTATGATGGTGAAAAATTAAAGCTATTAGTACACGATGAAAGTGGTAAATGGGAAAGACCCGATAACATATTAAATAACTGGCGTGTTACTAAAACAACACTTAGATTAGGTAGTAGAGTTATTGGAAAGTGTATGATGGGTTCAACCTCAAATGCTTTAGACAAAGGAGGTGAAAACTTCAAAAGATTATATAATGATTCAGACGTTACAAAAAGAAACCGCAATGGACAAACTAGTTCAGGACTATATAGTTTGTTCATACCTATGGAATGGTCGTACGAAGGATTCATTGATACTTATGGGATACCTGTATTCGATACTCCAGAAAAACCCGTTAAAGGTATAGATGGGAATTACATAGAATATGGTGTTATTGAGCATTGGCAAAACGAAGTTGATGGTTTAAAACAAGATCAAGATGGTTTAAATGAATACTATCGTCAGTTTCCAAGAACAGAACAGCACGCATTTAGAGACGAGGCAAAGCAATCTTTGTTTAATCTTACAAAAATATACGAACAAATAGATTACAATGATGATCTACGAAATTCACAAGTCATAACGCAAGGAAGTTTTCAATGGGAGAATGGAATACAAGATTCAAACGTTGTATTCTACCCAAGCAAGGAAGGAAGGTTCTTAATATCGTGGGTTCCACCGAAACATCTTCAAAACCGCGTAATGATAAAGGATGGGCTTAAATATCCAGGTAATGAACACTTAGGTGCATTCGGATGTGATAGTTACGATATATCCGGAACAGTTGATGTAAGAGGATCTAATGGTTCACTTCATGGGTTAACTAAGTTTTCAATGGAAGACGTTCCGCCAAACCATTTTTTTTTAGAATATATAGCTAGGCCGCAAACTTCTGAAATATTTTTTGAAGAGGTTTTAATGGCGCTAGTGTTTTACGGTATGCCAATATTAGCGGAGAATAACAAAGCTAGATTATTATACTATTTAAAAAGAAGAGGTTATAGACACTTTTCAATGAATAGGCCAGATAAAGTATGGAACAATTTATCTCCAACAGAGAAAGAGATTGGCGGTATACCTTCAGCTGGACAAGATATAATACAAGCACACGCATCAGCTATTGAAACATACATAGAAGAGTATGTTGGTTATAAAGAAAGCGGTTACGGGGATATGTATTTTCAAAAAACATTAAATGACTGGTCTAGATTTAATATAAATAATAGAACAAAGCATGATGCAACCATAAGTTCAGGCTTTGCAATAATGGCGTGTAACAGACACTTATATTCTCCGTCAACACCGTATAAAAAAGAAAAAGTAGAATTAAATTTCAAAAAATATAATAACCGAGGTTATAGTTCACAAATAATATAATAGATGATTTATACTAACACGAATAGCTCTTTCCCAAGTCAGGTGGTACCGGACGAAGAAAAACAAACATTAGACTATGGCTATGCAGTAGGTATGGCTATAGAAGGTGAGTGGTTCAGAGGTAATAGAACTAGTCTTGGAAATGACAGATGGAGTACCAACTGGCAGACGTTCCATAACCTTAAATTATATGCTAGAGGTGAACAAAGCATACAAAAATACAAAGATGAATTATCTATTAATGGTGATTTGTCTTATTTGAATTTAGACTGGAAGCCAATCCCAATTATACCAAAGTTTGTTGATATAGTTGTTAATGGTATGTCTAATAAATTATTTAAAATAAAAACATTTGCACAAGATCCGCAATCAGTGGCACAGAAGACTAACTACACTGCTGCATTATTAAGAGATATGAATGCAAAAGATTTGTTGAATGATATTCAAGAAAAGTTAGGAGCGAACTTATACAGCACACCAAACCCAGATTCATTGCCGGAAGATAATGAAGAATTAGAAATACATTTACAATTAAACTACAAACAAGCTGTTGAAATTGCAGAGGAGGAAGTCATTAACTATGTTTTGAATAAAAACAAATATGACAACATTGCAAAGAGACTCAATTACGATTTAACTGTATTAGGTATTGCATGTGCAAAAACAAATTGGAATGGTTCTAATGGTATTACAATTGATTATGTAGATCCGGCTAATTTAGTTTATTCATACACTGAAGATCCTAACTTTGATGACATGTACTATGTTGGAGAAGTTAAGTCAGTTAGTCTGGAAGAATTAAAAAAAGAGTTCCCTGATTTAACTGATGAAGAATTAAAGGAAATAGAAAAGTTCCCTGGAACAAATGATTATAGTCGTACGTATACAAACCAGAATTACGACACAACTACAATACAAGTTTTATACTTTGAATACAAAACATATTCAAATCAAGTATTTAAAATAAAACAAACAGAACAAGGATTAGAAAAAGCATTAGTTAAGTCAGATGGATTTAATCCACCAGCTAATGATAACTTTAATGTAGTATCAAGAAGTATTGAGGTTCTTTATTCAGGAGCAAAAATACTTGGACACAAAAGAATGCTTAGATGGGAATTGTCCCAAAACATGACAAGACCATTAGCGGATACTACTAAAGTAGATATGAACTACGCTATTTGCGCGCCACGTCTTTATAAAGGAAGAATTGAGTCTATAGTAAGTAGAATTACTTCTTTTGCTGATATGATCCAAATAACGCATCTAAAATTGCAACAGGTACTCGCTAGAATGGTTCCTGATGGAGTATTTGTTGATGTTGATGGTTTAGCAGAAGTTGATTTGGGGAATGGTACAAATTACAATCCGGCAGAAGCATTAAATATGTATTTTCAAACTGGTAGTATTGTTGGTAGATCAATGACACAAGATGGGTCTGGTAATCCAGGAAAAGTACCAATTCAAGAATTACAAACATCGTCAGGTAACGCTAAAATTTCATCCTTAATAAATACATACCAGTATTACTTACAAATGATTCGGGATGTAACTGGTCTTAATGAAGCAAGAGATGGTTCTATGCCCGATTCCAATTCATTAGTAGGTTTACAAAAAATGGCTGCAGCAAATTCTAATGTAGCAACAAGGCACGTATTAGATGCAAGTTTATATATAACATTAAGAATATGTGAAAACATATCTAAAAGAGTTGGCGATTCATTAAAATTCCCATTAACAGCAAACGCTTTAGTACAAAGTATATCTGTATCAAACGTTAGAACATTAGAAGAATTACAAAATTTAGATATTCATGACTTTGGTATATTCTTAGAATTAGAACCAGACGAAGAAGAGAAAGCACAATTAGAACAAAACATACAAGTTGCTTTGCAATCAGGCGGAATTGATCTTGAAGATGCTATTGATTTAAGAGAAATTAATAATCTTAAACTTGCTAATCAATCTTTGAAATATAAGAGAAGAAAGAAACAAGAAAGAGATCAAGCAAATCAACAAGCAAATATACAAGCGCAAGCGCAAGCAAATTCTCAAACAGCGGAAGCGGCTGCATTAGCTGAAGTGCAAAAACAACAGGCTTTAGCGCAGACTGAAATTCAAAAGATGCAAGCAAAGAATCAATTTGATATTCAAAAAATGGAACACGAGGCCCAGCTTAAAAAGCTGTTAATGGCAGAAGAGTTTAAATATCAAATGCAATTAGCACAGGTTAATGCTCAAGCGCAACAATCAAAACTTAATACTATTGAAGATCGTAAAGACAATAGATTAAAAACAACAGCAACACAACAATCTGAATTAATAGATCAAAGACAAAACAAAACGATGCCAAAGGATTTTGAATCCGCTGGTTTTGATAATATGAGTGGTTTTGATTTAGCTCAGTTTGAACCAAAATAAATTTTACCAATCAATCTTATAATATTATATCATGTCAGAAGAAATTAAAACGGAAGGCGAATTCAAAGTAAAGAAACAAACGCCGAGAAAATTAAACAAAGTAGACCAAGTTACAAAGGTTACAATTAAAGAAAACGAAGCGGTTGCAGTAGTTGAACCAGAAGTAACAAAAGTATTTATTGCTAACGAAACAGAAACAACAGATGCCGTTCAAGAGCAAAACACAAATGAAAGCCTGTTGGGCAGCGAAGGATCCAAAGTGGGATTGCAAGAAGTGGTCCAAGGAAACGAAGAATCTAAAATCGTTACCGGTCAAGAAGAAGAAGTAACTGTAATAAACGAGATTACAGAAAATGAAATTCAACAAGAGACTGCTAGTTTAACACAACAAGCAAATGATGCAATAAAAGCATCCGAGTATTCGGGTAAGCCATTACCTGAAAACATAGAGAAGCTTATTTCTTTTATGGAAGAAACAGGTGGCGACATTAATGACTATGTTAGACTTAACGCAGATTACTCAAATATAAATAATGAAACCTTATTAAAGGAATATTATAAAAAAACACGTCCACATTTAGACAATGAAGAGATTGAATTCCTTATGGAAGACAACTTTGAATATGATGAAGAGCTGGATGAAGAGCGAGATATCCGTAAAAAGAAACTCGCTTTCAAAGAAGAGGTTGCAAAAGCAAGAACCTTTTTAGACGGGCTTAAAAGTAAATATTACGAGGAAATCAAGTTGAGACCTGGTATTACACAAGACCAACAAAAAGCAAATGACTTTTTTAACCGATACAATGAAGAGCAACAAATGGTAGAGTTGCAACATTCAAAATTTAAAGACGACACTAAAAACTTATTCAACCAAGATTTCAAAGGTTTTGATTTTAACTTGGGAGATAAAAATTTTAGATATGGAGTTGCTAATAAAGATGTTGTAGCAGACAAACAATCAAACATAACTAACCTGGTTAAGAAGTTCTTAAATGATAAAGGAGATGTTGTAGATTTGAAAGGGTATCACAAAGCCATGTACGCCGCTGATAATGTTGACACGATTGCAAAACACTTTTACGAACAGGGTAAAGCCGACGCTATAAAAGAAGTTGTTGCAAAATCTAATAACATTTCAACTGAACCTAGACAAACTAGTTCAGGCGAATTATTTGTTAACGGAATGCGTGTTAAAGCAGTCAATGGTGTTGATACTTCAAAACTAAGAATACAACAAAGAAAATTTTAACATTAAATTAAAAATCGATGGCAGCAGTAGCAGTATCACCGGTATTTGGCTCAATTATACCAAGTCAAGTACAACAAACCCTTAATTCAAACTATTTAACGTTTGACGCAAGTTCTGGAGGGGGAACATTCGCAAAACAATATTTACCAGAAATCTACGAACAAGAAGTAGAAAGATATGGTAATAGAACATTATCAGGATTCTTACGTATGGTAGGAGCTGAAATGCCTATGCAATCTGACCAAGTTATCTGGTCTGAACAAAACAGATTACACATTGCTTATGATAAATGTGCATTAACAACAACGGCTAATGAATTTTCATTCAAAACCGGAGCTGATGCAACACCAGCAAATAGTGTTACAAATGTTTTGTCTAAAAATCAAACAGTCGTTATTATTCACCCAACTAGCGGTAAAGAAGTAAAGGCTATCGTTACTGGAATTGTTAGCACAGCTACTTTAACGACTGTAACTGTTGCTCCTTATTTAGGAACATCTTTGGCTACGCTACTTGGATATTCAACTACAGCAGCTTTTATTTTGAAAGCATTCGTATATGGTTCTGAATATGGTAAAGGATCTACGCTTACTTCTGATTCTTATTTAAGTATCGCGCCTTCATTCACTCAATTTTCTAATTCTCCTATTATTATCCGTAATAAATACCAAGTTAACGGATCTGATATGTCTCAAATCGGATGGGTTGAAGTTGCAACCGAAGCTGGAGCGAATGGGTTCCTTTGGTATCTTAAAGCAGAGTCTGAAACTAGATTGCGTTTTGAGGACTATTTAGAGATGTCAGTAGTTGAAGGTGAATTAGCAGCAAGTGGTTCTTCTGCAGCCGCATTAACTGGACTTAATGCTAAAAAAGGAACGGAAGGTCTTTTTGCGGCGGTTAAATCAAGAGGCAACACCGTAGTTGCTTTCCCTAGCGTATCTGCCGATGCCCTTGGAACTTTTGATAACATATTGAAAAACTTAGATACTCAAGGAGCTATTGAAGAAAACATGCTTTTCCTTAACCGTGCAACTTCATTAGAAATTGACGATATGTTAGCAGGGATTTCTACTGGTACTCAAGGTGGTGTTGCTTATGGTTTATTTGAAAACTCTGAGCAAATGTCTCTTAACTTAGGATTTACAGGTTTCCGTAGAGGATCTTATGATTTCTACAAAACTGACTGGAAATATCTAAATGATGCATCTACTAGAGGTGGATTGTCAGGTGGTGGAAATATTGATGGTATCTTAATACCAGCTGGTACTTCTACAGTATACGATCAACAACTAGGAACTAACATCCGTCGTCCATTCTTACACGTACGTTACAGAGCTAACCAAGCTGATGACCGTAAGATGAAAACTTGGGTATTAGGTTCTGCTGGTGGAGCTTATACATCTGATCTTGATGCAATGGAGGTACACTTCTTGTCTGAAAGATGTTTATGCGTACAAGGAGCAAACAATTTTGTATTGTTTACTGCAGTATAGTAATAAATAAATGTAAATTTACCCCTGTTGTAATAGCGGGGGTAATATTTACTTAATAAAATAACAATAACAATTATATCATATTATGTCAGCAAAACAAACAACTCCTATTGCAGAAGCATGGGAAATTAAAGATAGAACATATTTATTAAATACAGGTTATAGCCCATTAACCTATGCTATCCAATCAAAACATTCATCAAGGTACCCATTTTTATGGTTTGATCCTTCAATTAATGAACAAAGAGAATTAAGATACGCAACAAATCATAACTCTCCGATTAAAGATGAGCAAAAAGGGGAAGTTACATTA